CATCTGTGCCAGCGCCTGTGGGCGGTTTAAACAGCCGTGACAGTATTGATGCCATGCCGCCGACTGATGCGCTGATTATGAGCAATTTCTTTCCGACAACCGGCAAGATCACGCTGCGCGATGGTTATACGCAGTTCTGTACTGGCATTGGGTCTGGTGATGTGGAAACGCTGATAGAGCATAGCGCAGGCGCAAACAGGCAATTACTGGCGATTGGCAGCGATGGTGTATTATACCAGATTAATACCGGGTCAGCGGTTAGCAGAAAAACTGGCCTTGCCAATGGCCGTGCAGAGCATATCGAGTTTAACAATTTATCTATCATTGTGCCGTCTGGCGCAAACTTGCCGTTTAGCTGGAATGGCTCTAGCGCTTCTGATTTGTCAATTACACTATCAGACAGTGTAAATCCAAACACACTGACCGGCGTACACGCACACAAAAACCGCGTTTACTACTGGACAGGCACAAGCCAGAATTTTTACCACAGTGCGTCAGTTGATACGTTTCAGGGCAATTTTACCAAATTCCCTGTCGGCCTAGTCGGCACATACGGCGGCAACATCATAATGATCAATTCTTTAAGCATCGACGGAGGTGAAGGGGTCGATGATTTGCTCTGCATCATTATGTCATCAGGCGAGGTGCTAATTTATAGCGGTTCTAACCCTTCAAGCGACTTTGCGCTGGTTGGCTCGTTCCGTTTAGCAGAGCCAATCCAAGAAAAACGCGCAATCGCTAAGCTGGGCGGTGATGTTGTTATAATGACCAAAGAGGGTTATCTGCCGCTGTCGCAAGTAGTCAGGCAAGACCTTGTTGGCAATAAGGCAGCAGCAATATCAGAAAAGATCAGAGGCACAGTGATTGCCCAGGTAGCAGAGACAGGCACAAGTCAAGGCTGGCAGATATTTGTAAGCCCAAACGGTGACGCAGTTTATTTTAATTATCCAACTGGCAACAGTAACGATTTATATAATCAGCACGTTTTCAACCCGATTATCAGGGCTTGGTGCATTTTTCAAAACATACCTGCCGTTGTGTGGGGTCAGTTTAATGGTGACACATATTTTGGTGGGGCTGGCGGCAAGGTTTTCAAGGTAGGCGGCAACGCTGACATTGATCAAAACATCGTTGGCGATCTGGCAACTAGCTACAATTATTTTGGTGATCGCGGCGGGGTGAAGCGCTTTAGCAGCGTGCAGCCAATGCTTGAAGGTGAAACCGATGTGGCTTTTGACTTTGGGGTTGGGGTTGACCAAGCGCCTGTTAGCGGCATTGCAGTCGCAACAACAACATTTGCAAGCAATATGGCAAGCTGGGATATCGCCAGTTGGGATGATTTCTTTTGGGCTGACGCAGTTGGGGTTGGCATTACCAAGCGCCGTAAAGCGGTCAACAAGTTTGGCTTCAGCGCAGCGCTACGCATCAAAGTGGCAACTGATAGCCAAACAGTTAGCTTTATCAGCGCTCATTATACATTCGCACCAGGAGGCCCATACTAATGGCATTTTCAGGCGGCACATTTAGCAGAACCTTTGACTGCACAACCGACAGGGATAACGGCGTTAAAATCCTTGCCAGCAAGTTCGACACAGAACTGGACGGCATGGCTGTTGGCCTGTCTACAGCAATTCTCAAAGACGGCACACAGACCTGCACAGCGGCAATACCGTTTGCACAAGGCATAACCATTGCTGATAACAAGACAATCACGCTTGGCACAAACTCTGACGTTACTATTCAATATGATGAGACAACCAATGACAGCCTAGAGATAGCAGCCAATGTAGAGGGCGCGGCGCTCGGCATTGTCCTAAAGGCTGACCAAGGCGATGACGCTGGCGATGAGTGGAAGCTAAACATTGCAGATGGCGGGACGCTAACCCTTGGCAACGACATCAATAGTGCTGGCACATATGTCACACATTTGACAATTACGCCAAATAGCACAGTGGCAAGCAGTACAACGGCTGTTGCTGGAAACCTGACTATAGGCGGCGCTTTGACGCTTGGTTCTGGTGCGGTTATTAGCGAGGCAGAACTAGAGACAATAGACGGTATAACGCCCGGCACTGCCGCTGCATCAAAAGCAATGGTGCTGGATGCCAGCCTTGATATATCTGGTGGGCGCAACCTAACTATCTCAGGCGAGCTAGACGCCGCCACGCTTGATATAAGCGGTAATGCTGACATTGATGGCACACTTGAAGCTGATGCCATGACACTAAACGGCACGGCAATCACTACTGTCGCAACCCTGTCAACCGGCATTTCTAACGGTAATCTGCCAGTGTTTACAACCGGCGCGGCTGATGATGATTTCTTGCGGATTGACGGCACGGCGATTGAGGGCCGATCTGCATCAGAGGTGCTATCAGACATAGGCGCACAAGCCAGCCTGACCTTTGGCATATCAAATACCAATGCGGTAAAAGTTGATAGTTCCTCAGTTGCAGATGATGAGTATGCGCGGTTTACGGCTAGTGGCCTTGAAAGCAGATCAACCTCTGAGGTGTTATCTGATATTGGCGCACAAGGCACACTGACATTCGGCATCTCAAACACAAATGCGGTGAAGATTGATAGCGCTTCAGTCGCAGATGACGAATATGCAAGATTTACAGCAAACGGTTTAGAAAGTCGCAGCACATCAGAGCTTGCGTCTGACATTGGGGCTGCAACGCAAGATGACATCGTTGCCCTGGCAATAGCGCTTGGCGGCTAAAGGAGAAAAATAGATGACTAATACTTTTAAAGTCGTATCGCATGATGTGATGCCTGCGAGCAGTGGAACTCCAGAGGCGCTTTATACAACGCCTGGCAGTACAACAACTGTTATTCTTGGGTTGACCGTTGCAAATATCCATACAGCACAGGTTACAGCTTCAGTTAAGCTAGTTTCTGACACTTCCGGGGGAGGTCGAACAGCAACAAACACAACCACGTTTTTAGCTAAAGATATCCCCATTCCCGTGGGGTCTTCTGTCACGCCGATTGTCGGAAAAGTAGTGTTAGAAACAACTGATGTTATTCAGATTGATTGCTCTGTAACGGATAAAGTTTCCATAACAATGAGCATAATGGAGATTACATAATGTTAACGACCCCTAATTTTATAGGTAGGCCTGCGCCGCGTTCTGCTATTATAAATTCGCCTGGTTCTGTCTTACAAGTAATTACAGTTAATAAATTAGATACATTTAGCAGCACTTCAAGAACTTTTGTAGATGTAACAGGATTGACGGTTGACATAACTCCAGTCTCTACTAGCAGTAAAATTTACGTCACTGGTGTTTTAGTTTGTAGCGCGAGTGACCATTGGGTTTTTGCAAGGCTTATGAGAGATAGCACTCAAGTTCTAACGCCATCAGGCACTCTTGGCGACCGGACAACCGCAAACTTTGGTTTTGGAACTTTAAACACTGGTGAATATATGCCATCTTCTTTGCCAATTCATGCACTCGACAGTCCTTCAAGTACAAGTGAATTAACTTATAAAATTCAAATAGAGACATTTGCTGGAACAGGCTTTGTCAATATAACAGAACGTGATAGCAACGATTCTAGAGGTTTTGATATGCGTGGCGTTTCTACTATTACGGTTATGGAGATCGCAGGATGAAACACGAAGCAATTAGAAATCTTTATGCAAATGTGGTTTCGATTAACGGTAATGATGCTGACGCAGTAGCAACAGACGTAGATGGAAACGTGGTGTCTTGGGATGCTTCTGCCGTAGCTACAAAAGAGGCTGAACTTAATACTGCTTCTAAACTTAGTGAACTACGCACAGAACGTAATAGACGGTTAGCTGAAACAGACCATTGGGTTTTGTCTGACACGGCTGATGCTACATCTGCACAAACAACATATCGCCAAGCGCTACGAGACATTACATCCAGTGCCACATCACTAGACAATGTGAGTTGGCCGGATAAAGCATAAATGACGAAATGCAGTAGATAGCGTAGATCAAATGAAAGATGCTCATACAGATATAGCCATTGTTGCTGGCGGCTTGACAGCACCTTTGTGGGTTAATGCGCTTACAGGCTGGTTTGCTCTGGGCAGTGCCGGAATCGCGTTTGGCATAGGGTGCTATCGCGTTTATCAAATTTATCGGGGCAGATAATGATTGCTGAAACCCTAGCTGGCATTGCGCTTGTAAAAAGCGCCGTGGATAGCATTAAATCTGCGATTGGCACAGCCAATGATATTGGCGAGATAGCCGGGCATATAGA